GCCTGTTCTTAAGGTAACACATCCCATAGGATCGTGGATCTGCCTTACAAGCTTCCCAGAAAATAAAGAATAATCTATTTGATTCTCTAAAGTCTGGTGCCCCAACGTCAATTTTACTCCACTGCAAGTACATGTAATGAGTGCCAGTAATATAAGTAGGAACGCTTTTGTTATAAAACCAAAAACCTTCTTCTCTAACTGTAAACTCGTTATCAATGTAATCATACCACCTTTCCTTAAAATCTTCTGGATATTGTTTGAAATCATAAACACTTTTTATTTTGCTTAGTACTTTAGGATATTCAAACTTAGTCCATTTTTTATTTTTAAACTTATGTATATTTTTAGCTTTAGGTAAAGCTATTTTAAGATTTTGTATTTCATATATTTCACCTATTGTACCATCTTTACTAATAACAACCATATCATGTTGTTCATTATAACCATACTCCCATTTTTTATTTTTATTATATTTACTAAGAGTACTAGGTGTTATATAATTTTCTAATATTGTATATAGTTCTTGCTTGTACATTATTTAGACCTCCCTTCTGCAAAACCTTTAAAGCTTGTTTTCTTTTTTTCTTCAACTTTTGGTTTATCTTCTAACATATTTTTTTCTTCTTCAATACGGTTAAGTATTTCAAACGCATCAAATATAGCTAGTTTTTTTGTAGCTGCAGCATTTTTAAGTCTATCTGCGGAAATATCAGGACCATAATCTATAATAGGTTCTTTAGCAACTTTGATTAACTCTTTTACTGCTACTTGCCCAGCTTGGATTATATTCTTCTTCGTCTCCTTTGTGCTCATATTTAATTACAATATCATTTGATTCCATACAATACAAACGTTTACCTTCTATTAAAAACTGCCAATTTCTATTTGGTTTAAAACCTACTAAATCTCCTTCGTTTATATTATTATTTTTTAAACTAGAATTACTATATTTTAGTATGCCTTTTAGTTTTTGTTCTTTATTAGTAGTTAAATCGCTTTTATCTTTAATTGGTTGAACAAAACATCTTTCATTAAAAGTATTCCAACCTTTTTTATTTTTATATAAATATATTTGATCTAAAGCTACAAAATATAAATTATCTTTAAACCAAGATCTACTAACTTTCTTTTCACCTTTCATGTTGTAAAAAGTTCTAAATACATTTTGATGTATTACAATAGTGTCACCTTTTTTTATATTTGTTTTAAAAGCCAAAGGTGTTTCAATTACTTTAGCTAATCTATTTACAAAAGTCCATGATTCAATTTTAGTATTAACAATAAGCTTTTTATCACCTACTTTTATTTCATTATTGTATTTATCACCTAAAGGTTCTACAATAAAATCGTATAAACTTTTCATTAATACTCTAAATCATATTCAACTGATATAGCCATGTTAGAATTAAATTTTTTCCACGGTAATACTTCATCAGCTTTCTTTATATAAATGTTATAAGAATTATCTGAAGGTTCAAACAGAATATGGGATATTTCATGACCGCCATAAACCTGTTGTCCTATAGAATAATGCATTGCATCGTTTTTATAATCTGATCCAATACTTATCTTTCTGATATTATTATTCATCTTTATTTTCTATAGGTTGCATAGTGCCATCTTCTAAATTAATGTTTACAGCGCCATACTCTTCTTCTAATTCTTTTTTAGTACTTTCTATTTCTTGACTAATTTTTTCTACTCTACTAGCCAGATTTTGTATATCAATTTGTCTAATACCTATTTGTATTAAAGATTGATTTAATCTACGTTGTTGATCATTAACTTTTTCAAGTTGATCATCAGTTAATTTTTTAACTTCCATTTTATTTTAATTTAATTTAATTAGTATCTATTTATATAGTTACGCTATTCTTTCAAAGTTTACTTCAATTGGTCTATTACCAGCTGCTGAAGGAAATGGTGTTACAGCTGGTGTAGATGAGTTTTGAAAAGTAACAAATACTTGTAATGTATCACCTGCACTAAATTCCTGATACAACTCTCCATAATATATTTTATCTCCAGCACCGTCATTTGATCTTTCATCAGTAACTTGAATACCAGTTCCGTTTATAACAAACTCTACAACTACTTCAATAAAACTATTTTGATCAAACCAGTGATTAGCTGAGCTTACTCTCCAAACACCACCACCATTAGCTCCTAACGTAAATGTTGCTATTTGACCAGCATCACCTCCTGCATTATTAGCACATGTCCAAACATAATTTGAAACAGTTGTACCAGCTGGTAAATTAGTAGTTTGTATTAGTGGTGTAGGGTCAAAAGGTAAACCACTATTAGTAGGTAATGTTCCTGGAGGTGGTGGAAAATTAACATAAGCAACTGGATTATTATTTGTCCACACAAATGATTGAATCGCATTATAATCAGTAACCCATTCAACTCCTGAACTTTTTCCTGCTAATACTTTTCCAGTTTGACCTAGTGTACCTGATGAATCTACAATATCATTATTAAAAGTAACATCGGCTCCAAACCCAACTGCGCCACTAAAATTAGCATCACCAGAACAATCTAAAGTAAAATTTGGTGAGTTAGTATTAATTCCAACTTGACCAAAAGCATTAATATATATATAATTTTGAAGAACTCCATTATCATCTGCAACATCAATAGATAAATCTTGACCGCTAGGTGCTGCGCTACTATCTACTGTAAATATTTTAGCTGCAATAACTGCGGCGCCAGTATCATCAACACCATTAAATACTACAGCTTGACTACCTACGCTTGGACCAGCTCCTGTAGCTGCTAAATTTAAATCACCTGTTAAAGGTACAGTAGGTCCAGCTGTTAAAGGTAAATAAGGACCACCTGATAATGTTATTAAACTAGAAGCTAGATTAGCAGGTGTAATTCTAGTATTAACTGCTCCTGCATATCCAACTATATCATCAAAATTATTTATATCTGCTTCTGCAGTAAATTGTGAAAATTTTATATTTGCCATTTTATTATTTTATTCTCTGATCATTAAATCAGCATTATTTTCTGTTAACATTTGGTCTACTCCATTTTCTAATATAATGAAGTTTGTTATAGGTCCAGAACCGCCACTACCTTGTGTTATTGGTATTGCGTCAACTGCGAGCGCTAGTGCTAATGATAAAGGTGATCCCATTTTATCTTAATGCTAATATATCTGCAGCTGATGTGCCTGAATCAAATACTCTGATTACTTGTAAAGGAACATATGAATTATTACCTACGTTTTTTAACACTACAGGGTTTTCACTTCCAACTGGTATAACGTTTAAATCGCCTGCTGTTCCTACAAACAAACTAAAACCTTCATTTCCTTGTTTGTTATTTACTAAACCACCATTACCTCTATATATATCGAAAGCAGCTCCACCACCTGTTAATCCTGGTGCAGTTAAAGTAAGTTGAGTGTTACTTACAACTCTTTCTACTTGAGCTAAAGTGCCAGTACTTGGTTCATATACAACATCACCTGGTGCTACTCTATTAGAATATCCTGTTGCAGCTGGATTAGTTTGTCCGTCTTGAAATTTCGTTCCTGCTGGTGCTGTTAAATTTGTTCCAACCCCATTGTTAGTTCCACTTAAATAACTTCCTGGTTCAGGAATATTTATAGTATCGTTAGGAATAACGTCTATTGCTTCTGTTGGTTGATTACTTGCCATTTTTATTGTTTTTGTTTAAATATACTTGTTGCTTTTTCTGTTGTACGTCCGCCAAAATAGGCTAACACTACCGCCATCATTACTTTTTCAAAAGTATCGTTCCATGTTGAGTGTATGTTAAAAGGTATTGTTTCAACGCTGTCTAATATACCTGCAAATGAAAAAATAACTATACACCATATTAATATTAGTGGGCGTACATTTTTAGACATCCAAGAATCAGACATTGAATCTGCCTGCCATCTTGAAGTTATTGCCTCTATTTCTTTATTTTGTTGATCAAATATCAACTGCTGTAGTTTTATTTTATCTTCATTAGGCGCGTCAGATTTAGTTATTTCTGCAATAGCTTCTTGCGGTGAAGTTACGCCTTTTAATATATTGCTTAATGTAGGGTTTATTACAGACGTAGCGCCTAATAATAATTGCCCTACTGTAGTGTCTTTAAATTTTTTCTTACTCATGATTTTTTATATGCTTCTGCTTCCCATGGAAGATTTTTAGCGCCCTCGTTCATTTTACTTCTTGGATAAACCTTGCCTTTCCAATATACATTTTCATCATCATAATTTAAATCGCCTCGCTTCATTTGATCGATATGTACCATTTCATGATCTATAACATCTTGTATTCTTGAAGGACAAACGTCTTTGTTTATAATAATAGTTAAATTATTGTTAGCTTTACCCATAACACCGTCTTCCATATCAACATGATAAACTGGAGTATTATCTATTTTATATGGAGGATTTGTTAATTTAAAAGCCATAATTATCTTTATTAACTGTAACTATAATCAACGCAATAAACCTGATTACCGTTATCATCTTTTGGAAATTTAACCTTAAGTCTTGTGTTAGTTCCAGGCGAAGAAATTAAGGCTTTATTAAAAGCTTCTCTTATCGCTATAGGTTCTGCAAAAACTGGTGATACTCCTGGAAATGCTTTAGTAGTAGAAAATTTAAGTTCTAATTCATTTAAACTTGAATTAGGTAAACCAAGCGACATTATTACAGTATCAGCATTTGTTTGCTCAATAGTTCTTATCATATTTGTATTTATAAGATTAGGTCCATCTATATAACTACTTACATTAGCTTCTTGTATAAATTCTAAAAATTGTGTCATTTTGTTTTTTTTATTATAATTTTATACGTAATTTAAAAAATTACATTGTATAACGTCTCCATTATCATCTTTTGGATATTTTATAACTACTGCCTTATTAGCTCCTGGATTTGAAGTTATAGCATCTTGTATAGTATTTCTTATAACAGGTGTAGAATAAGCTGGAGCTCCACCTGATAAAGTAGCAAAACTTAATGTTAAAATATCTTTGTTTAAATTATTATTCGCAAGAGCTATTGATACCATTGATTCACTAGTTTGTCTTACGTATAATATATCTTTTATATTTAATAAATGGCCGCCATTACTAAAACTTCCTATAAGATTATTTGTAACAGTTATTTCTATATATTGATTCATTTTTTTTTATTTTAATTTTTTTTATAAGGAAATATTTTATTCAACGCATCTCTACGTTTACCACAACCACAACCACCGGGTATAGCATCAGCTAGCTTTTTAATCCCGGTAGCTTTAGTGAAATTTTCAATTGTATCTCCTAGTCCTCTAGGTTCCATGATTTATAACTGATCTCCGAATACTATACCACTGATAGATAAATTGCTTCCAGCTGGTACAACCGCACCTCCTGGTTTTGCTACTATAGCTTCAGCTAAGTTATCAACATAATCATTTTTATTGTCAACTGTAATTCCTTCAAAATTTAATTGATAGTTATTACTTCCTGCTGAAAGTGCCCATAAGTTAACTCTATCTGCATTTGCAGAAGATGTATTTGCAGGAGCAAGAACAGCTATATCATAAATAGCTACTGCTGTTCCTTTAAGACCAGAGCCACTTGCTGCATAAGGAAATTTTACAAATTTTTTCATTTTTTATTTTTTTATATATTATACATTAAAAGCTATTTCCATACTTAAACACTCACCAGCTTTAGCGTTCCAACCTTCTACAAATGGAAACTCTATAATGCTAGAATCTTGATTAGTATTTTCTAATATTTCTACAAAAGCTTCAACCGCTCTTTGACCTGCTTCTGCTCTTTCTGCAGCATCAGCATTAGATATTCCATATATTTTAAGTACTTCTGACTGTGTAGTTACACTGTTAAAACCAGCTCCTCCACCTTCTATCCAAACTTTTATAAATGGAAAATTACTCGCACTGTCGTAACTAACACCTCTAACTCTATCAATATTTACATAAAAAGGAGCTGTAAGTCCACCCAATGGATTATAGGAAGTAGTTGCAGCTGGGTTATTTGGCCCGCCACCAACCATTGTAAACTTTATTAATTTTGACATTTTTTTATTTTTTTATTTATTAATTAATCTTCTTTTTTCTTAATTTTTTTAACTATTTTCTTTAGCATTTTTTGAGGTTTAGCTGCTTCTGCTGGCATTACTGCCGTCGCTGCTTTTGGTGCGCCTCTCATAGCTTCAATAGCCGCTTTTGCTAATCCACCTGTTGGTAAACTTGTAAGAACATTTTCATCGTCCTTTTTTTCCTCATCATTATGAACAGCAGCTGGATATTTTTTAGATACTCCATCATAATTCATGTGCATTCCTTCTTTCATACTCATACCATCCATTTTCATTTCAGGAGCAGCTTCAATAGCATCTCTTAAATGTTTAGGTAGATTTTTTTGATTACCAACTAATTCTTTTTCAGCTGGTGAACCTTCGTGTCCCATTTCATTAGGTGATTCGTGTCCCATTTTCATTGCTGAACCCATTGTTGATTTAAAATGTTTTGCGATCCATGGTCTTCCACCGCTAGCGTCTTTTGCAACTGGGTTATCATGTAGCAAATCATACTTTTGTTGTTTTGCGGACTCCATTTTAGGTCCGTCTTGATTTCCGTAAGGCATAATTTTAATTTTTAATTGTTATTTATCTCCCATGCAGTGCTTTTGCGGTGCTGCATTTCTTTCTTCTTTTTTCTTTTTATCAGAGTCAACTTGAGACTTTAATTCATAATAAATATCTTGCTCATCTCCTTCATTTTTTCTAGCTATTTTTTTAGCTTCTCTTCTAATATGTTTATCAGTGTGTCTATGTAAAGCACTCATTTGATTAGCTGCTTTTCTTTTCTCTTCATCTACATAAACTAATTCACCTTTTCCATGAGGATGCTCGTGTGCTTGTTTTCTACCACTAGATCCCGCTGGATGTGTAGCTGGTGAATGATGTTTCTTATCATACTTCATATCACCTGCTAATTTAGAAATATGCTTTTCATCAGCAGTCATATTCTCATCATTATGCCCGTGTTTAGCGTCATAATTAATATCTCTTTTTAAATAATCAATATGAGCCGCATCGTCTTTAACGGCGTCATCATAATTTTTACTTGTAACTCTTGTGTGGGCGTGGTCTCTTGACCATTTAGCGTTACCAGTATATTCGCCCCAATGTCCTTTGTGTCCCATTTTTTTATTTATTTATTTGTTTTTTGATTCTGTAGTTTCTTCTTCATCAGATACTTGTCCACCTACATCTGGTCCTAATTTATCCTTCTTTTTCTTTTCTATAGCATCGCCTACTGTTTGACCTATTTTGTTCATAGTTTCACCTATTTTATCATACATATCAGCAGTACTAACATAATAACCACCAGCTATATCACCTCCACCTACATAACCACCAGTATAACTTGGCTTAGTAATACTAGAGTCTACTTTTTTTTCATCAGCATGTAGCGCTGACATTTTTGTAGCTGCATCTTTTTTCTTAGGTTCAACTCTATTTCCTTCTTTGTCTACAGTTATCATTACAGAATTAGCATCTGTATTAGAACTTATAGCATGATGTTCTTTATCAGATATTCCAGTTCTTTCAGCGTCTGATATTTTAGGCTTAGTTGGTTTTTCAACATTTTTAAAAGGAGATTTATCAAAAAACGTATCGTAAAATTGTGATATTCCGTGCATGATTTAACTATTTGCGTGATATGCGGCTAGTGCTTTTTCAGCTTCAGCTTCAGAATTGAAACCATCTCTCCATATACCACCTTTTTTATTATTTAAAATTGCCCATTTACCACCTCGTTTAACTATACAACCTGAACCACCTTCAGATTTAGCACAGCCTTTACCAGCTTGAAAAAATGGACTTCCGTATTGCGTGTACATATTGTTTAGTTTTTATGTGAGCAGCATCTTTTAGTAACTGGTTCTGGTCCTGAGTAAGGAACGCCATCAGTTTTTAAATGCATGCCTGTTATTCCTGAACTTGATCCAGTTCCGTGTAATCTACCTTTTTGGCTTAATGGTCCGTCCCATATATGCGACTCACCTACTATACCAACTTTACCTTTACCCATACGCTCAGCGTGTGGATCATGTATTATACTTTTGTGTTCTGACATAATTTATTTCTTTTTTTGTTTATGACCTAAATATTTTCTTGTGTCGTAATTTTCAGCGCCTTCATCTAAAGATTTTTGAATTCTTGGATCTACTTTATTTGCTAGTGCTGAACCCGCGCCTGCAGTTATACTACCCATTTGACTTATTGGATCAAAATTACCAAACATATCTGGATCACTTTGAACTGGATTTACTGCGCTATCTGCACCATACAAAGGTTTAGTATCAACATTTGCTAACGCGTTTTGTCTAGCATTTCTTCTAGCTGCTTTACGAGCAAGTGTTCCCATCAACACGTTACCTGCTAATCCCATACCAGAAGCACCAAATAATCCACCGCCTCTACTAAAACCTGGAAAACCTGCAATATTATTAGAATAATCACTCATAGCGTTAGCATTTGTTAAAGAGTTTATAGAAGGATTATTAGCCATACCTCCAAACATTGATCTTGGAGTTCCTATACCTAACGCGCCAAAATTGCCACCGCCTCTCATTATAGAGCTTATTATTGAAGCTAAATTCATCTTGTTTTATCTTTGTTTAAGTTATAAATAGCTTTGGTCATTACTTTATCCATATATGATGTGCCATTTATTATTTTGTTTCTACTAGCAACATTTATATCTTCTTGACCTAGCATTATTCTATATATACGTTTTATTAACTGCTTACCTTTAAATGAAACTTTGTATATATTATATTTTTGTGTAGTTCTATTTCTATTACGCCATACAACTATCCAATCATTTTGTATTAATTTATTCCATCTACGATTATTCCAGCTATACGTATATGTACCAGCTTTAAAATCTTTTATTGTAAATAAATCAATACAGTCAAGATATATTAACAACTCTAAATCACTATCAGTTAAATCATTGTTTTTACACGCCCATTTACGTATTATACGATAGTGTTTCATTAAGTTTAAATCCTTAATATCTTGAGCACTTAATCTCATAATACTATAACAACATCTTGAGCTTTTATAACGCGATAAGTTGTTTTATCTATTTCTATCTTGTGACCAGCATGCCTATCAAAATAAATAATATCTTTTTCTTTTAATCCTTTTACTTCTTCACCCACAGAAACAATACTTGCTTCTACGTATCTTATATCTTCACGCTGGTTTTCTGCAAGAAGTAAACCACCTTTTGTTTTAGTAGTACCTTCTTTTGTTACATTTATTATTAAATTTCTACCTACTGCTTTCATCAACTCTAATATTATTAATTACACAATCAGTTGATAAAATAGTAGTAGCTACTGAAGCTGCATTTTGAAGAGCGCTTTTAGTTACTAACAATGGATCAATAATACCATTGTTAATCATTTGTACCATATCTCCTGTAACAACGTCAATACCAAAACCTTCTTTGACTAGTGGTATCTTATTTTCAATACCAGCATTTTCTAGTATTGTTTCATACGGAGCATGTATAGCTTTAAACAGTACTTCTTCGCCTAAACCTTTATGATCTATGTTTGATGCTGCATTAAGTAAAGCTACACCGCCACCGGGAACTATTCCTTCTTTTATTGCAGCTTTAGTAGCACATATAGCATCTTCAACTCTGTCTTGTTTTTCTTTTAACTCAATATCAGAGTTGGCGCCTATTTTTACTATTGCTATTTTAGCAGCTAACATAGCTAATCTTTTTTCTAGTTTAACTACTTCGTTTGCTGTATTCTTTTTATTTAATTTATTTTTAATTTCATTTATTACTTCTTTTACTTCATCAGAAGTATCTTTTACTTGTAATATAGTTTCGTTTTCAGTTGTAATGCTTTTAATACAATTGCCTAAATACTCAACTTTAATTAAATCTAAATCATCACCTAGATCTTCATTTATAATTGTAGCGCCTGTTAATAAAGATAAATCATCAAGCAATTGTTTTCTATTCACTCCAAATGTTGGAGCATCAACTACATTGATTTTAATATTACCTTTTATTTTATTCATAGCTAGAGCCGATAAAACACCTTTTTCTAAATCGCCTATAACAAGCAAAGGTTTATTGTTTTTTATTACGTACTCTAGCACTGTTTGAATTTGTCTTATTGAATCAACCTTAGACTCTATTAACAGTACTAACGGATTATCTAGTTCCGCCGATTGACTTTGAGCATTAGTAATAAAATGCCTATTTGTCAAACCTTTATCATATTGTGCGCCTTCAACAATTTTTATTTCTGTTTTACCAACAGCTGAAGGTTCCATCATTACTACTCCTGTAAGATCTACAGCTCTAAATGCATCAGCAATTAATTTACCAAGTTCTGGATCATTATTGGTAGATATAGTAGCAATGTTATCAATCATATCTCCTTCTACTGAAACAGATATAGATTCTAAATATTTTACAACTTTTTCAACAGCGCTGTTTATTTCTTGTTTTAAACTTCTTGAATTAGTTTTATCAACGACTTTATAAGCTTCTTGTAATATAGCATGTGCTAATATAGTAGCTGTGGTAGTACCATCACCAGCTTGTTGAACTGTTTTACGTGCAGCTTCTTTTAATAAGGTTGCACCCATGTTTTCTACAGGATCTAACAAAATTATTGAATTTGCTACAGTTACACCATCTTTAGTAATAATAGGATTACCGTTTGCATCTTCTAGTAAAACACACTTACCGCTAGCTCCTAATGTGGAGCTAACAGCTTGTGTAAGTTTTGTTATGCCTTTAAATACTTCTTCTCTGGCATTATTGCCAAAGTTAAGATTTTTAACTATCATTTGATTTAATTTAATTTAATTATTGTTTATTCAAAGGTTTTCACGACTTTAGGACCTTTTAAGAAATCTACTTTTTTAGCATAATGCTCTACTGAACCATCAATAGCTTGTTCTGCTCCTTCAATAGTTTCACGTCTTGTAACGTCGTGCCAAGTCTCATCTTCTGGGTCTTGGTATTCAGTTTGATAAAAACCGTTAGGTAATTGGGTTATTCTCCAGTTTTTCTTTTCTGCGAGATGTTTCCAAAGGTTAATGGTTTCTTCTGAAATTTGTGGTTGACTATTCCACGATCTAGTCTGATAATAAAACGTCATAGTTTATTGGTTTTTAAGTTTATATTTGGTTTACGCTCTTAACCGAGCAGGTATAGTGTTATTATTACTTGTTTTTTTAATTTTTTACGTAACAACTAGGTTTCCAGCATTATCTACTGTTAATGTGTATACTGTTCCGTTTGGAGAAGTAAGCTGAATACCATCACCAGCAACTGGTAGTTTAACACCAGCAGCTACAGTTTCTATTTTTGAAGTAGCTAAATAGTAAAGTTTTACTCCTTGAGCATTAAATCTTGCTAAATCATTAGCGTTTTCTCTAATCCAAACATCATTAGAACCTTGTATAATTAAATCTCCAGTTCCTACCTCATCAACATAAGAGTCATTACCGTCATGATATATTTCTAAATCTAATCCTGTTCCAAACAAAGCTTTAACATTGTCTCTATGTTGTATATTTTTATAAGCTACATTTCTATCTAACCCACTATCTATTCTAAAATATTCAGCACTACCAGTACCTTTTAATTTAATATCGTCTGCTGATTCAATATTTATTTCACTAAATGCAGCTGAATTTATAATATCAATATTAGATGATGTTTTATTTTCAATAAACATTCCGCCATTACTTTCTACATTTAGAAAAGATTGTCCATTTATAAAATAAGTGTCACTACCATCATGATACATTTCAAAATCAAGATTATTAGTATTCGCGCTATTACCTAGAACTATACGTGAATAATCACCCCAACGAGTATAAAGATCAGGGTTACTAATATCTGCCATACTTCCATCTAATCTAAAGTATGTTGTTACATTTCCGTCATACTGACCATCGTCTGCTTGAAATACTACGTCTCTTGTTCTAGCTCTGTTTCTTATAATTAAATCTCCAGCTCTACCAATAATTAGGTTGTCATTTGCGCCAGGCGTATTATCATGCGTAGTACTAGAATCTTGACCAAATTTTACTTCTAATCTATCATCAACACCTTCAGTAATCACTAATGTACCTTCAAGATTTATTTTATCTACATCTTCATTCATTATAGAGTCACCAATTAAACCTCCTGGTCCATCAGTAAACTTTACTATAGCTTGTGTGGTACCAACTCCACCACTTGGTTGACCATTGATAAATTCAACTAGTTTTGACAAAGTAACTGACTTTGTGCCAAAATCATCTTCTTTTTTACTAACAACTAAAAGATCGTTGCCTGATAAAGATTGTGCTGGTGGGTATGAGTATATTATTGCCATATTAACTATATATTCTTATTTCAAATGATCCTGTTTCAAATACATCATCAGATGGATTACCAGCATTGTCAAATGTAGTTATAGTAATTTCTACATTAGAAGTTACTTCCCATCTAAAATAATCATCTTTAGATCTTTTACCTATATTTCCAAACACTAAAGTCTTTGTAGCATCGAATATAGTACTACTTGCTGTAACTGTATATATACCTTGAGCAGATCTTGCCCATGTGAATGTTTGGTTTGTGTTATTTTTAACAATTGTGGGCACTGGAGCTGCTATACCTACCTGTGTTAACAAAGCTGTATATCCTGTATAACCAAGTCCTGCAACAACAACTTGCCCTACACCAAAGTTTTTAGTAGGATTACTTTGATTAGTACTGCCATTATCTTTTTGTGTTCCTAGCAAGCAATCATCTTCTGAAATAGGTGAGTTTGCGTATGGATAAGCTATTATTCTTGCCATATTTAAATTTTTTAATTGTCTATAAGTATATACTCACATAAAAAGTAGTAAATTTACTTTTTCCTGTGTAATATAGGATATCTATTATATAATACCTTACTCCTATCTAGATATTATACGTAGTATAATATCATAAGGGGGAGAGATATTTAGAAAATCGTTACAAATAGAGAGCTATAGCGTCCCCCCTCCGCTTTTTTTTTGTAATTTTTTCTGTAAAATGCCTTTTTTTTGACCGGCCTAGCCTTTTTTACCATTTTTTTCACAAACATTTTTAACTTTTGTATGGATAATATATTAAAGTTAATAATAATAGTTACTACAATGCGAAATATACTAATATATTTATATGACATATTGACATATCATGACACATTGCGCAATGACATTATGACATTATTATTTACTAAACAAATATACACTTTTAATTACAAACAAATTTTATACTTAGTTGGATAATATAATAAAATTAACAATGATAATTACAACTCAAAAATATCAAACAATTAATATTACA